TGCCCTTGGCGACCTCGAGGGCGCCGCCGGCGGCGACCCGTGTAAACAGTAAAAAGCCCTGGGCCTTGGTCGCGCCCTTTCGCTCGACGTTCACGCCCCAGGCCAGCATATCCAGCCACGCGTCCACGGCGGTTTTGACGAAGAAGTTCGGCAGCACTGTGGCAATGAAGAAGTCGAGGATCCACATCACCGGCTTGGTCACCAGCACAGTGACCACACGCCAGAACGGTGACCAGGTACTGGTGTTGCTCAGCTTGCTGCCCTGGGCAACCACCTCGGCTTCCCACGCTTGGCGCAAGCCTTCTTCAGTGGTCGGAATGCCGGCGTCAGCCAGTGCCTGCTTGAAATCTACGTCGCTCACACCGTTACCTCGATCGTGCCGAACTTCATGGTTTTCGCCGTCACCAGGTACTGCCCGGGTTCGAGCTGGGTGATCAGTGCCGTGCCCGGTACCAGACGTTCGTCCGCTTCCACCAGCAGCTCCAACTGCTGGATGCAGTCGCGCTGTTTCAGGCTGTTGCGCTCGGCGACCAAGGTCACCAGCAGGCCGCTGTCGCGGATCATGTGTGCGATGTCCTGGGCGATGCTGGCCCGGTCATCGATGAGCACCGGTTGCCGCGACGGATCAAGCACCAGGTCGTTGTCGACGATCAGCAAATCGATGTATTCGCTCATCCGCCGACCGCCATGCTCATCATGTTTTCCATCTCCAACGGGGTCATTGGCTTGTTGTTCTGAATGGTCAGGTTTTCCACGTGGGTGCCCTTGTTCTGGCTGCTGGTGGTGTTCTGGATGCTGCTCAGCAAGCCGCCCGGGGGCACGGCCGAGGCACGCGACGGGGACAGGCTCGGGATCGCCGAGTTGATGGTCTGTTGGGCTTTTTGCGCTGAGCTCGCGGTGTCGGACGCATTCATGGCCACGTCAGCACCAGGTACTTCCGGCATGCCGCCAAACCGCGCTTCGATGTTCACGCCCGGGATGCTGTTGATCATCTCAATCAGGCCATTGATGGCCTTGTAGAAAACGCTGACGATGCTGTCCCAGGCGCCCTTGGCCATGCTTGACCAGCCGCCCATGGAGTTGAACCAGTCGGACAGGGTCTTGAATTGGTCGCTGACCCATCGGAAGGCCTCGCTGTTCATCAGTGCCGAGGTCCATTCGTCCCAGTAGTAAACGGCAGCGACGATGACCGCGACCAGAGCAACGATGCCCATCACAATCAGCACCACCGGGTTGGCCAGCAGTGCCGCGTTAACCAGCCAGATCGCCCCCTGCCACAGCATCATGGCGCCACGCACGACGAGCATGGCGGTGCCCAGGATCGTCAGCACGGTGAGGTAGGCCAACATGGCCAGCTTCTGCAGCACGAAGCCGGCGACCGTGCGCAGGTTCAGCAACTGCACGACTTTCCAGACCGACACCAGACCCAACCAGGTCATGCGGCTGATGCCGATCACCAGGGTCAGTGCGGACATGGCGGCAATGATCGCGAAGATGGTCAGTACCGTAATGCCGATCACCCGGGCGATGTTCGGAAAGAGGGTCACCCAGCGCATCAGCATCTTGCCGATGCCCACCATCTTTTCCATGAACGGTGCCAGGACCGGAATGAGCACCTGGCCGAACAAGGCGCGCATCCCTTCCACCAGGGACGTCCACTGGGCCCACGGATCTACCATGGCCTTGGCCATCTGCTCGGCGTTCTCCAGGCCCCGGACCTTGCCCAACTGATCCAGGCCGTTGCGCAGGCGATCGGTGTCCTTCGACAACGCGGTGATGACACGGGCGCCCTCGCCGCCGAAAGCCTCGATCAGCTTAGCGCCGGCGTCGGCGCTGTTCAGGTCGCCGAGCTTGCCCTGCAGCTTGCCGAGGATGTCCATCATTGGCAGCAACTTGCCGTTCTGGTCGGTGAACTTCATCCCCAGCTTTTCGGATGCCCCGCCGATGTTCTCGAAGAACGCCTTGTAGATGCCGCCGGCGTCCCCGCCTTCCATGGTGCTGCTGAGTGAGCCGATGATCGCGAACTGCTCGGCCAGGTCCACGCCGGCGGTGGTTGCGATCGAGCCGACTTCCTTGAACGCATCTTTCAACTGGGCACCGTCGGTGCGGAAAAGCTTCACTGCCAAGGCTGTTTGCCCACCGAGTTTTTCGACCCATTCCGTCTTGCCCATAGCATCGGCCTGGCCCTTGAACAGGTTGTACATGGTGCCCACGTAGGCACTCATGGTTTCCGCGTCACCCTTGGTGGCCTTGGCCAAGATGTTGCTGGTGTTGGTGATCGAGGTCAGTTGGCTCGCGGTCAGGCCTTTAATGGCGCCGTCGACGGTGGCCGCTGACGCCACAAAGTCCCGGGCGCTGGCGGCGTAGTCGACAGAGAATTCCAACGCTTTCTGATTGAGTGAGGACAAGGCGTCCTCGGCGATGCCCAGCGATCTGACTTCGCCCAGGGCGCGATTCATCTCCAGCGCAGGCGCAAGAGACTGGGTAATCGCAACGCCGGCGCCGACCATGCCACCCAGCCCCAGGCCCATCGTCTTGATGTTCTTTTCGCTCTGTTCGGCAAGGTCGTTGAAACCCATTTTCACCTTGCCCAGGGGCGCGGTGACCTTGTCGGTCAGACTCAAAATGAAGGCCAGGCGGGCAGCGCGATCAGCCATGTGTGTTTATCCGTTCAATGCCTGGGCGATGCCGTTGGCAACGGCGATCTCCATGCGTTTCCAGTGGTTGTCCTCAAGCCACTTGGCAGTGCCCATCACCTCGGGTGTGGGCGCTTCACCAGGTAGCCAGCGAGTGGCCAAGGCCAGCAGCTGGCCTAGGCCGTCTTCGCTCAAGCGCTCAGCGTGGTCGAGTGCTTTTTTACGATCACTTCAACGTCCGGGCCGTATTCCTCGACCAGCGCACCGGCGAGTTGCATCACCATCACCGGGTTGCCCAGCAGCGCCTTCAACGTGGCGCGTTCTTCCTGCTTCACGGTGTTGACTAACAGGTTGTTAGCCGGGGCGACTTTGTTGTTCTGAGTCAGGCTGTTGAAGTACTTGGTCACGTCCTGGGGCGTCAGGGTGAAGGTGAATTCTTTGTCGCCGACTTCCAGGGTGATATCGCGTGTTTCGCTCATGATCTTTTCCGTTGTGGTGGTTGGTTAAAAAGGTGCTGCAGGCGTTGTTCCAGCCGGTCTTCCAGCTTTTCCATGGCCTTGTCGATATGCTCGGCCCGCACGTATCGCTCGGCGACCTCGATGCGGAACTCAAGGTGTTCACGGCGGGCCGCGCTGATCTGCCTGAAGAGGTACACCTGAAAGCCCGCGACACCGGTCAGGACCAGCTCGGTCAGCATCAGGAGTACGCTCACGGTCATGGATGAAAGCTCCATTTCATGCGCTCCAGTTGCCACGGCCGCCGATCCGGACTGCGGTGTACATCAGCCAGGCCAGAGGCTTGGGCATGCCCTCCTCGAGCAGTGCGTCGTAAAACACCTGGTCGGCCTCGGCCTTGGTGAATCGGTCGGTGGCGTTGGTGTAGATGAAGTCATGCACCACCGACGGCCGGCGGGCGCATTCATCGTCACGCGGAATCAGCCACCAGACCGGCCGGGGTACGCTGGCCAAGTCGGTGCGGTAGCACTGAGGCACCGTTACCCACTGGTTGCCGGTTGTCAGGTACATCAGCGGCCGCACCAACTGCCACTGCTTGGTGCCCATCACGGCCTTCACGACCAGGGAGGTTTTAAAGGGCATCGGCGGCGCACTCCACGCGGATTCTGTTCGGGGCCGCGCTCACGTCGATCACCTCGCGAAGCGCCAGACGCAATGGTTCCGGGGCCAAGCAATACGCGCCGGCAATGGCCGCGACTTCTTCGCCATACGATCGATCAAAGGCGATGGCGATGTTCTCCAGCTGGCTGCCGAACAAAGCAGCGCCCAAGGCAACCAGGGCATGGGTGTACTGCAGGCGCATTCAGTAGCTCCAGATCGCGGGGCTGGGGAATCGGCCACCGGCCGGCGCCATGCCCAGGTGAAGGAAACGAGCATTACCGCGCTGGCTGATGCCGAAGCGGGTGAACTTCAGGTTCATCGCCAGGCGCAGGATCTGCACGGCGTCTTCGCCACGGCAGCGCACGTCAACAGCCAGGCCGGTGCAGTGTTCACCTGGTGCTGGTTTGTTCACTTCCACTGGGTGCTTCGGGCAGCGGTAGGCGCTGCTCAGCGCCATCGGCCGGCCAAACTGTTGACGCAGGGTCACCAGCTCGGCCATGAAGGCCGGATCCATCTCGGCGCCGGTGCTGTTGCATTTGCCACATTTGCAGCGCAATTCAGCCGCGGCGAAGTGCGGCCAGGTGATGAGGCTCATCGGCGTTGTCCTTGCTCGAAAAGAGACTCGCAGGGCGTGCAGCGGACTTTTCCGCCCAGGGCACGGCGCTTCTCGGGAATCGGGTGTTCACAGTCCAGGCAGTGGGTCCGGCTTGGCCCGATCGGACGCACCTGGGCGAGCTGGGCCGCGATCGCCTGGTCACGCTGGCGTTGCTCCAGCGCCTGGGCACGGTCGAACGGGCAAACCATCAGCGCAGGCCCTCGATCTCAGTGGCGTCCAGGTACGGCACGCCGTTGATGCGGATGAAGTCCGGACTGGTGACGTCGAACGGCACCTTGTGCTTGGACTTCTCGCCACCCTTGGGATCGATGGCCAACAGGCTGGACACCTTCAACTTGCAGCCGAAGGCCTCGACGCGCAGCTCTTCGTCGCCGGCGGCAGCGAAGAACACCACGTCGAACGGCTCCAGCTTGCGAAAGCTCCCCGCCGATCGGGCGGACTCGATCAGCAAGTTGAAGTTGCTGGTGTCGAACTCCATCTCGCCGCTGGCCGAGACGTCGCCGTCGACATGCCCGTTGGGCACGCCTTTGCTCTGCGCCACGGCGGTGTTGTCGGTGATGTCGAGGGTGATGTTGTCGACGTGTACCTGCAGGTCGCCCAGGTTCACGTCGAAGTTCTTGCCGCCAATACGTGCGCTCATGGGGGCTACTCCTGGTTGTCGTCAGAAAGGTCGAGGGCGATGTTGGCCGTCAGGTCTTTCGGGCAGTTGAGGGGGCGGATCTTGATGTAGATCTCGACCTTGGTTTTGCTGTGCCACACCAGGACGATGTCGCCGTCCTGGGGCGATTCGATCTCCCCCGGAAACACCTGGCCGGCGAAGGTGGTGGACTTGGCCATCTGACGCAGCGGCTTCATGAATGCGCTGATCGCGGCGGCCATGCTGTTGGGCGTGTTGTTCAAGCGGCGATCGCCGACACGGCGGATCAGCAGGGGGCGAACCTGACGGGCAGCCTTGTCGGCCAGGCGCAGGTACTCGACCACCTGAAAGTCACTCGCCGGTGCGTCGAGCATGTTGCCGTCGCCCCAAAACACGCCCGGGTAATCGGGATAGGTCTGCGACACGGAGAAACGCGCTTTATCCAGCTCGCTGCGGGTCGCGGACGGCAGCGGTACGCCTTCCTTGTCAGCGGGAACGGGGCCCAGGCCCAACACCGCGCCGGTGGCCACACGCATGGGGCTGTCGGCAATACTCACGGCAGCGTCGGCCAGTCGACCGGCCAATACGCCCAGGTCGTTGCCGTGCAACTGCGGCACGACCAGGACGCGCGGCGCAGCCAGGTCAGCAGTGATTGCCTTCTGCTCGATCAGGTATTCCGCCCAAGTCTGCAGGGCAGTAATGCCGGCACTCGCCGCCATGACGAACGCACGACGGCCGTAGGTGTTGTTCAGTGCCACAGCCGCGTCATGCATGGCTGACAATTGCGCACCGGCGGTCACCGGCTTGGTGATCACCACCGCCTCAACGGAAAAGCCTTGTTGCTGGGCTTGTTCCAGGGCTTCGGACCATTCGCCGTCTGCAGCGATCGGAGCGGCCAGGCACGCCCAGCGATCGCCACCGTTGAGGCGTGCGGCGGTGATCTGGGTTTTCAGGTCACTGGCCGGAATGCCCAGGGCACCGTCGAGGTCGCTGTCGGTGTTCAGGGGCAGCAGCTGGCCGACGTTTTTGGCGCCGGTGCCGATGAAAAGGAAATAGCGTTCGATCTCAGTCACGGCCCCTTGGCCCAAATTGAGATTGTTTACGCTGACTTTGCCGAGTGCCATGCAGTGCCTCGCTAGCGGGGAGAATTAAGGATTTGTTGGAGCACCTGGTTCAGCAGCAAGCCGGTGTCTCGTTCGGTGCTGACGCCGATGAACTGGCGCTTGGGCAAGGTGATTTCCCAGCTCTGCGCGCCGCTGCTCTCGGTCTTTTCATCGTCCAAGATGCGGATCAGCAGCCCCGCCTTGGCGTAATTCACGTGTTCTTGAATCCAGGCCACCGACGGCCGGGTTAGAGCCTTTTTGCCTTCCTGGCGAACCTTGAAGCCCAGGCGGCGCAAGCGCTTTGCCTGCTTGTCGGTGGCAGCCAGGCCGGCGGGAACGTTGTTCCAGCGCTTCATCTGGGCAGCCGTGCGGCGCTCGCTCACGCCGCTGTGTTGCTGGGCCGCGACCCAACTGGTCAGGGCGTTACGCCAGCCCAGTTCGGCTTCATCTGCACTGACGCGGGTGACCAACATCAGCTTGGCCAACCCCGCCTCCATCTTCCTTTTGCCCTTGCCCGAACTCTTGCGCTCGGCGAAGGGCGTGCCATCCAGGTTCTGCTGATCACGCACGCGCTTGCGACTCATCGTCCGTACACGCTTGGTCACGTTGTTCAGCAGACGGCGGCGCAGCTGCGGCGGCAGGCTCAGCAGGGCCAGTTGCTCGCGCACGCCTAAGTAGCCACGGGCATCGAGCTCGAACGTGCTACGACCGGCCATGGCTGGACACCTCGCCGTGCTCAGCAACCCACAGGTCGAACGGGACGAATGACCAGGTCTTACTGAACGCCAGGATCTCGCCTTCCGGATCCTCGGCCAGGTACTGCGGCTCGATGAACTCGAGGGTGATGTCCACATCGGCCAGGTCGTTGTCGAGCATGGTGATGTCGAACTTCGCCGCCGGCAGATCGTCGCGGTCCTGGTCGTTGCTCTCGAGCCAGCTACCTACCAAGGCCATCAAGCGCCCTGGGTGATCGGCGAAACGCTCCAGGGCGATCGTGGCGCTGTAGCGCATGTCACCCATGCGCATGCCGCCGACGTCGGGCTTCCAGATCAGTTCGAGATTCACCTGGTCGGTCCAGCTGTCGAGCTGTTCAGTCGCCACCAGCTGGCGATCGATCAGGTAGGTGGTGAGGGCGCGGAGTTTGATCACAGCAGCGCCGCCGTAATGCGGCCACGGCCCTGCAGGGAGCGGACGGCCTGCTGGCTGAATTCCAAGAACGTCTCGCCGCGCTCCGGCAGTTCTTTGGCGGTGTTTTCTGCGCTTTCACGGCGGGTGACGGTAGCGAACTGAGTCAGCAGGCTGGCCTTGGCGCGGCAGTAAACGGCGCGCTTGTACGTCGCTGTGTGAAATGTGCGCTCGGGCAACACCGTGGTGTCCGCAGATTCCACGGTGGTGACGCCCACGTTCTGCCATTGGCTTTTGCGCCTGCTCAGGTCGCGATTGACCTCGGTCATCGCCGTGCTTAGATCAGTGACCAGCATGTCTACCAGGTACTCCGCCGGCAGGCGGTAACCCTTCTGGAACTCGGTCACGGAGAGGTCCGGCCAGAAGCCGTCGTTCTCGATCACCTGTTCCACAAAGGTGGTGGGTTTCCCGGAAAAGCTCATTGCTGGGCACTCGAATAGGGGCGGGAAAACTGTTTCAGTGGGTCAGGGCCATAAATGGTTGGCTCACATCCACAGTTTCTCGCCGGGGGGGTAGTCGGTTATTCGGCGGCGTTATTAGCCAGTTCTTTTGCCAGCGCTTTGCGAGCGCCTTCCAGGCGAGTGCCCACACCGATGCCATCGTGCAACTGGGTGGCGCGCTCGAAGTGAGTGATGGCCTTCGCCCATTCCCTGGCGTCCAGGGCGCGGATCCCAAGCAACTTGTGGTACTTGGCCGGGATCTGCTCGGTGAGCTCCCAATCGCCATCGACACGCGGCAGCAGGTCGGACACATACGGTTCCGGACTGCGACCGGCCTTCTGCTCGGCCTCGGCCCACTCGATCACCGCATCGGCGACAAAGGTCGGCACGTCGCGCTTGAAGCGCTCAGGCATCGGCTGGTTTTGCTCCATGGCGAAATTAGCCAGGTCCAGGCCCGCTTCGAATTGCACCGTATCGAACAACCAGACCAGAACCTGCATCACCACCGAGTTTGGGAAACTCAATCCGGAATCGCGGTAGCGCTGCACATAGTCCAGGTACTTGGGCAGCAGCTCGTCACGCTTGAGCTGCTGACGCAGTTCGCGGCTGTTGATCGCGCTTACGCGCTCCAGATCCTGAGCCAATGCGTCTTCCATCAGCTTCAGGTGCTTCTTGGCGTTGGCTGGGCTGGACAGCGCGGTGGCGGATGAATACACCACCGCTTCGGCACCGGCGCGTGCAGCAGCTGCAGGGCCTTCGGCTTTAACGCGGCGCTTGTGCGCCAGTGCCAGGCTCATCAGATCAACTCCACGTTTTCAGCGGCCGCGAATTTCTCCAGCTGCTCGATCACGTAGCCTTCGTTGCGGCCGTTGTAATCCTCGACGCGGGAGCGTTTCGGGTTCTCGATCAGGTGGCGACGCCAGCTGCTGTCCTGGAAGTAGATCGACAGGTTGTCCCAGCTGGTGACGACCACGGCGTTGACCGGGAAGTGCGGCACGGTGAAGGTCGGCAGACCGCCGTAGGTAGCAATCACCTGGGCACTTTCGATGCGTTCCTTCTCGGTCGGTTTGCCGGCCTGGTTGGAATACAGCTTGGCCTTGTCCGCAGCCAGCAGATCACTGCCGACGATCGCCACCAGGTCACCGCCATCACGGAACACAGAGCTGATCATCTGCTTGGTGTCGTGCACCAGGGCGTCGAGGTTTTCGTAATCGCCGCCGGCGCCGAGGGTGATTTTCCCGTCGACCGCGCCTTCCTGCAGAACCTGCTCAGGAATCTGTTCGCGAGCCAGTTGCAGCCAACCCTTGTTGACGTCCTGCAGCATCGGGTTGGTGGCCAGGTTGGTCTGGATCGCTGCAGTGACGCCGTGCCAGCCGATCATGATGCGGTCTAGGGCGATCTGCTTCTGTACCGCCGCCGAGTAGCGATCGGCGAAGTCAGGGAATTTCGCCCAGCTGTCGATCTTGGCGTACGGCAGGCCGACGTCCGACTCGGTTGCAAAGAGCTCGTAGCCCTCACCAGTCAGGTCGGAAACGTCCTTGGCTTCGCGGTCGGTGGTCTTGGTGTTGGTGCGACTGGTCACCGGACCATTCACGCCGAACATGACCTTCTCGCCCTTGATTTCAGTGACCGGCACGACGTTGATGCGCTCGAGGAAGTCCGCACGCTCGGTGATCTTGTCGTTCAGTTCCTGGGCGATGCTCGGCTCGACGTTGAACTGACGAGTCACGTCGACGCCATAGGTCTCGCCGATCGCCAAACACAGGGCGGAGTACTGCTTTAAAGCGCGGTTGGACAGAGATTTCTGGCTCATATCACAGCACCCGCTTTTTGGTTTTGTCGACGGGGCCAGTGGTGCGAGGAACCT